TCCGGCTGGGCCAGGACTTCACTGCTGGAGCCACAATCACGTTCGAGGTCGGTGTCGACACGGTCGACGCCGGCATCACCCAACTGGCCCGGCACGGCGCGAACTTGGATGCAGTGTCCGTGATGGAACAGGTGTGGGACGGGCAGGCAGTCCGCTCGCGCATGGCCACACCTGCCGTGCTGTCAACGACACAGGGCGGCCGCGCCCGTCGCTGGTACGGGCGGCCGCGCCAGTTCGCCCCTGCCGCGTCCAGGCTCACACGGCAGGGCTACACGCCCCTGGTCGCGACCTTCGGCGTGACGCACACGGGCAGTTTCGACGACGTCGAGCAGAGCGTGCGCGTGGACATGGCGCCGCCGCCGCACCGCGGCATCCTCGGCCCGCTCAAGGAGCCTCTGACGATGGTGGGAGAGGGAAGTGTGCGCGTCCCTGGGCAGATCGACGTAGGCGGCAACCGCCCTACCTGGCCAGTGATCAACATCTACGGCCCGATCTCTCAGCCAGTGTGCGAACTCGTCAGCCGGTGGAAGTTGCAGCTCAATCTGTCGCTGAAGGCGGGCGAGAAAATCACGATCGACCCCCGGCCGTGGGTCCGCACCGCGCTCAGGGGCACCGGCAGTGTGGCCGGCCTGATCACCCGGTCCTCGCCTCTGCTGGAGGATCTGCTCATCCCGCCCGGTCGGCAGGATTTCGTACTGCGTGGGACCGACGCCACAGCCACCGCGTACATGACGGTGGCCTGGCGCGACGCGTACGCCTACCTGTAGGAGGTTCAGGAGGCGACGTAAGCCACTCCCGCTCGTGATCCTCCGCTGTCACCAGGGAACGACGACAGCGGAGGAGAGCGGGATGGCGTGGGACAGTGTGCCGTGGTTCACCGAGGGTGGCGCTGAGCACTCCAGCGAGGTGGCCAGGTTGCTGGCGTACGCCGCGTTCGGCGGCGCTCAAGGCGTCGTCGGGTCCGGTGACTTGGCCGTGAAAGCCTTGTCGTCACCGGCTGCGCAGGTGCAAGCGCGGCCGGGCGCGTGCGCCATCATCAACCGGGCCACAGGCTCGACGTATCAGGCGTACGCCGGACGACTGCCGTCGTCCGACACCGTGGACATCGCGGCGACCGGCACGTCCGCCCGCTCGGACCTGATCATCGCGCGCGTTGAGAACCCCTACTCAGCGGGCGAGACCTGGCCGAATCCGTCCGACCCGACGATCGGCCCGTACATCTACACGCGTGTGGTCTCCGGGGTGTCGAAGACGACGACCGACATCCGGCAGGTACGCCCGAACGACTCGGCGATCACTCTGGCCCGCATCGATATCCCGGCGAACACCTCGGCGATCACCCAGGCGATGATCAAGGACTTGCGGGACATGGTCAGTCCTCGTCGGGACCGGCGTCTCTACACGGCGTTCCCCGGCACCCTGTCGACGCTGGCGTACTCCGACAACAAGTGGCACAACTGGCCGAGCGCAGCGAGCTGGGACATCGACGTGCCGTCGTGGGCGACCAGGGCCAAGGTCGTCATGACGTTCGCCGGATTCCGGATGACCCGGTCCGACGTGTACGCACGGATGCAAACGAAGTGGGGCAGCACCCTCCTGGGCCAGGACACGTACATCGACGACGACTCCGGTACCGGCACCCGCCGCTCCACGATCGTCCTTGCCGACAACTACCCCATTGCAAGCGCGCTCCGGGGCACGACGCAGACCTTGTCCGTGCAGACGTACATGTACAAATCGGAGACCGGCGACGTCTCCGTCGACGCCGGCACGTCGATCGTCGCCGACGTCGAGTTCGTCGAGAGCCCGGACGACGAGGAGGTGTGATCGGTGCCGGCCGGGTGGCGGTTCATCGCCCAAGACGCGCTCACCGAGGACGTGTTGGACTGGCAGGTGCCGTTCACGTTGTCCTCCAACCCGAAGCGGGACTTGTCCGGGCCGGGGGCCATGGCCGGGACCATCGAGCCGGAGTACGCGCGGATGATCGGAGCCAACGGCGCCCCGATCTTGCAGGAGTGGGGTACGAAAATGTACCTGGAGGTGGACGGCTCCATCCGGTGGGGCGGCCTTGTCACCAAGACCGCCTACGACGGAGCACAGGCCACGATCTCCTGCGAGGGTTTCAGCACTTACCCGCACGGCATCCCGTTCGAGAGCTACATCATCTCGGGCAAGAAGATCACACCAAAAGACCCGTATGCAGGCAAAGACAAAAATCACGACGGGTACATCGACGGCTCGAATCCCAAGGTGAAGGTGCCCGCGGCACCCAAGTCGTACGGCGGGCCCCGCATCGACGTCTACGACGCCTTCCGCAAAATCTGGGCGCACGTCCAGGCCAAGCCTCACGGAGACATCGGCCTGGTCCTTGACTCCCACGACAAGGGGGAGCTGCTGGGGACCTCCGACGGCGAGGACCCTTGGGAGCTCGCTTGGTGGGACAACCCGGACTGCGGCGACACCCTGGACACCCTGGTCAATCAGTACCTGTTCGACTGGATCGAGACGCACGCTTGGAAGGACTCGACGAGCAACACCATCGTCCACCGGCTGAGGTTGGGCACTCCCCGCATCGGCCGTAAACGCGCAGACCTCCGGTTCGCGCAGGGGGAGAACATCGTCGCTCTCGCCAAACCCGAGGGCATGGGCGACGAGTACGCCAACGAGGTCATTGTCCTGGGCCGGGGCGAGGGTCAGAAGATGAAGCGCGCTCAGGTGGCCGACACTGCCGCCTGGGCGTCAAGTCGGCTGCGCCGGGTGGCGACTGTGACGGACAAGACCTTGTCCTCCGCCACGGCGCTCCGCAAGCGGGGGCAGCAGGAACTGGCCGGCCGAACCGCCGCGCTACAGATCCCCGCGATCCAGATCGTCGATCACCCCAACGCCCGGTTCGGGTCCTGGTCTCTCGGCGACGACATCCGGGTGCAGTTGCATTTGCCGTGGATCGGCGACGTCGATGTGTGGCACCGCATCATCTCCGACGAGATCTCCGCCGATGGGTTCATCACACTCACCCTGAAACGCTCCGACAGTTTCCACTACTGACCAGGGCGCGACGCTAAGCACCAGGGGCGTTGACCATCCCGCGTCATGGTCAACTTCCTGGATACGCAGTCCGACGCCAAGCGCTTCGCTGCGCTGCTGGCGGACTACGAGAAGCGCCTCCAGGCCCTCGAACGCACGTCCAAGGCCGCATACACCAGCATCGAGGGCGGCACCCTCGACATCTACACCGAGGACGGGCAACTCGCCGGATCGGTCGGAGTGCAGCCGGACGGTGGCATCGCGCTCGTCCCCGAGACCGCGGCTGCTACTCCACCCCCCACGCCCGGCGCCCCGACTGTGGTGTCGGCCCTGTCCGGCCTGGTCGTCACCTGGGATGGCTGGTGGGACGACTCCGACGCCCCGCCGACCGACTTCGCGGCCATGCAGGTGCACGTCGGTCCGGCCGCCGACTTCACCCCCGACCTGACCACCCTTGCCGCGGCTATCACCGACGTCTCCGGCGGAAGCGTCACGGTCGCGCTCGATGGCTACGACGAGCGGTGGGTACGTCTCCTCGCGCTCACCACTGCCGGGCTCCTCAGCGCTCCGTCCGTCGCTGCCGCAGGCACGCCACGGCAGGCCGTTGGGCAAGACCTCGTCGACGGCATCGTCACTGAGGTCAAGCTGGCCGAGAGCGCCGTCACAGAGGCCAAGATCGCTCTTGAGGCAGTCACCAGCGACAAGGTGAAGGCCGGCGCGATCAACGATCTGCTCCTGGCGGACGACGCCGTGACCGCGGCCAAAATCGCCGCTGGCGCCGTGAACGCCACGGCCCTCGCCGACGGCGCCGTCCTTGAAGACAAGCTGGCCAAGTCCGCGGTCACCCTCAGCAAGATCGCCGCCGGTGCGGTGACGATCAACGCGCTCGGCGGCGCGCTCAGCGACACGGCCACCCAACGCTACGTCGACGCGATGGGCGACCCCGCGGCCTGGACGACTCTCGGCCAGGGCGGTGGTGCTTCCTGGACACACCTCAGCGGCGTCACGGACGCGCCGACCGGGCAGACCGTCGCCCAGGCAGCCGGGTTCGTTCAGGAGCGCGGCACCACCCTCATCCCGTACGAGCCGGGCGTCTTGTACCGGGTCAGTGCCCGGGTCCGGCTCACCGCGCCCGCCTCGGGCTCGGAGACCTTCTACGTGGGCGTGCTGGGCGTTGGCGCGGACAAGGCGACACTGGTCAACCGCAGCGGCGCGAACAGCGCCAACTCGCACTACTACGTGGCCGCTTCGGGGCAGACGATCACGACGTCGGGCGGCTGGGTCACCGTCGTCGGCTACCTCAAGGACCGCGCCGCCACTGGCGCGACCGGGTCGGCGGGCCCGAACACCGACCCTCGCTCGGCGGGCCTGGTCCACGCCGACGTCCGGTTCATCTCCCCCTACCTGTGGCTGAACTACAACGGGGTCGGCGGCGGCGCCTCCTCCAGC